CTTGGAATAATATTTAAGAGACCTTCAGTGGTAATATTCTTATCAACTTCATCAAGATTATATTGTAATCCTTCTATCTTTGTTAAAAGTTTTTGATTATCATCAGATAAATTATTAACTTCTTCTAAATATTTTTCTTGATCAGGAATCTTTAAAGATGCAATTCTATAAAGAAGTTCTTTAACCTCAGTATTTAAACCTTTGATTTCCTCATCATAAGATCTAACTTCTACCTTTTCTTCTTTTCTAAGTTTAATTAAATCCTTGACAGTAGGAATAGACCTAGAAACAGAATCAACTTTTTCCTGAAGTCGTTTTATTTCCTCATCATAAGATTTAACTTCTGGGGGATTGGATTGTGTTTCTTTCCTTACTTCTTCTTCCTTAATTATTTCAGCGACTACTTCTTTATCCTCACCAAAAAAATCCTTTGGAGCAGCAAATTTCTTATTTTTTATCTTCGCCTCCTCCTCTACTTTCTTTTGAGCGACTTCTTTTTTAAGAAGATCTTTTTTTTGCTGCTCAAAAAAATCGGAGGGATTTTTTAGTGACACTACTATAATTACTCCGAGGGTCCATTATTTAAGTATTTATCATGCCCACGCATCCCCCTCATCACCATATAATTGCACATTAACAACGGTTCCAACTCCCGTTCCTCCAATATAATCTGCAGGTTTAGTTATTTCTACAACAAATTTTTCTCTATCCGTCATAATTACTGGATATGAAGGCAAATCCCACATATATGTTTCATTTGGAGCAAGATCTTTTCTCAGCAATCTATAAGCAGTTTTTCCAACTCCTTCTACTTCCTCAAAATGTGGGTAGATATAAACCGAACACGTTGCAGATCCTAAACCAGCATAAGAGGTTGCAGCACCATCTGCTCTTCCTGCATGATGGAATAGAGCAGTTCTTACATATGTAGTAGTAGCAACTCCCACTACTCCACCAGCAGTTTCAGTTACACCAATGGTAAGAATACCAACAGTTGAAATACCTGTAAGAGATACAATTTGAGATAGTTTATTTTGCTGTGCCATTTTCGCTCTTAATTAATTTTGCTAGATCAGCAGTAGAACCTACAAACAGTGCATTATTTACTGTGGTTGGACCTTTTTTCTCATCTTCAGCATTAACATCTTTTAGTTTTTTCTGGAGATCCATCAGTTTATCAGTAGCATCAGAAACACTCTTAATTAACTGACCAGCAACTTCATATGCTCTTGGCATATCACTATCCTGAGCAACCTCAAGAATACCGTTAATTGCTTCTTGACCTTTCTCTATTATACTGTAAAGATTACCTCTTGTATACTCATAATCTTTTTCTACATCAGTTTGAGTAAGTCTGTCAGGTTTTTTTAAACCACCAGGAGTAACATCAGTAAGTTGATCTTTTCGAGTAGCACATCCTCCTTCTGGAGTATCAAGTACTTCAACTTCAGAAGTTAGATTAAAGGTTTTATCTAACTTGTTATATTCTTTAGTCATAGTCATGTAAAGGATCCATCAAATCCAAAGTCATCACCCAACTCAATATATGGAGTATCAGCAGTAGTGATTGCTTTAATTTCTTCTCCTCTCAAATGAGATGATTGTGTGGTATTATCCTTTGCTCTTTCAACAACTACAGAATTGCCATCAATCTTCTTAACAAAGATTTCTTCATCACCTATAGAATAGTAACTGGATGTTGATAATGCAGTTCCATCTGCCACTGTAATAGTAAGATCTGAAAGACCAACATCTTCGGATAAAGTTGTAGCAATATCTCCAGTATAATCCTTGACTGCTCTTGGAGTAACAGAGTATGTGACATCTCTTTCGACACTCTTGGATCCACCTGCAATGTAATTGATAGCAGTTTTTCTGATGATATCCTTGGTTGCAGTTTGAACAGGACCAAATAGGTAAGTTTTAGCAGTAAATCTTAGAGTATAAAGAAGAACTCTTCTCTGAGTAAAATCTCCTTCATAATCATCTTGCATTGTTATATTTTCTAGAATAACAGGAATATCTCTTTTCTCTTTAATGGATTCAACTAATTCTACAGTGATATTATATGCTGGTTGGAAATATGGTAAAATCTGTTCTATAATCTGTAATGCATCATCATTTAATTTTGACATAACAGCAACTTCAAATTGCATATTATATGGAACAGGCATATATGATTTCTTTGTTTCAGATCCATCAGAAGGATCTTTTAAAATGAAGTTTGAAGTAGTTGTAACTTTTCTTGATGGATCATAAGTCAACCCAGTAAACTCAAAAGACATTCTTGGCAAAGTAATTGCCGTAGATTTATTAAGATCAGGAGATTGTTCTAATCTTGCAAGAAATTTCTGAGTTGGACCATAAGCCAAAGGAACTCTAAGAACACCTACAGTACTATCTGAAGAATCTGTGTGTTGGATAGATATACCATTAAATAAAGAACCAAATGAGATTATGGTTCTTCTCAAAATTTCGTTATAAAAATATTCAAACATAGTTAGAGTCCTAGTATCTTATATTTAGGGCATTCCGAATGGGTTCTGTTCGCTGAAGTCGATAATAGAATCTGCTTCGGTCTCAATATTGACATTATCAGCAAATCCATCATCTTGCGGTTCAATATCACTGAGTCTAATTACACGAGAAGCACCAGATGTTCCTCCAGTAAGAGTCTCCCCAACAGTAAATGTTCCAGTAACACTATTTACCTCTAATAGATTTGTAGCAGAATCCCAAACCCTTACCCTTGCAGTAGTTCCACTAGTACCTCCAGTTACAGTCTCGTTAAAGACAAAATTGCCCACAGAATCCATTGAAGGAGTTGAGAATGTAGCATATAGATTAGTACCATCACCAACAGTATAACCAGCACCAGCATTTGTATACCAAACGTTAGTTACAGCACCAGCAGCATTGATAATAGCAACGGCAGTAGCAGTTGTACCAATCCCTGTTTTAGTAACAGCGAGTGGTGTAGGTAGTGTGACTGTAGGTGCAGTAGTAAATCCACCACCACTTGCAGTAACAGTTACGATACCTAATGTACCATCAGCAGCAAATGCAGTACCTGCAGCACCAGTACCAGTGTTGCTAGTAAATGCTATTCCTGGATATGTTGTTGTAGCATATCCAGCACCTGGATTTACAATCCTAACTGCCTGAACTGATTTTGCTTTCTCATTTACATTAAGATTACAGTACTGAATTCCACCAATCATATAGGAAGTTAATATACCTGTAACCCCACCAGAAGGTGCAGATGATATCCCTACGGATGGTGGAGTTAAGTAACCACCACCCCTATTTGTAATATCGATATAGTGTACACCACCTGAAGTTATGATACCAGTGTATGCTGCTGCTGTAACGCCCGTACCGACCATTGTAAGCGTCTGTGACGGTCCTAAAATGGTTGAGATACCATCTTCACTAGTTCCGTCTGTTTCGTCTCCTACGAGCTCATTATCAATCTCATCAATACCTGTATCAATAACCTCATCTTCGTAACGGAAGAGTTCACATCTAAGTTCATAAACATAATTTTTTTGTAGTTGGTAGAAAGGTTTTTCATGCTCTACAAACTTAATTTCAAATAAACGATCTCCTAATGGGAAGTATATTAAATCTCCTTCTTTAGGTCTTGTACTAAGTTTTACATTCTCCTCATTCTTCATTAATGGAGAAATATAATCCTCATATCTTTCTCTAGAAATAATTAAAGTTAATTCATTAGTTGCCTGAATACCAAACTTTGATAGTAAAACAGGGTTCTGTCCATATCCATCATAATTCTCTACATATGCCTCTATAGGATATGCATCATCAAATTGAGATCTAATCACTTCTCTTATTATATTATTTTCAGTCATGTATTTGCGAGGTAAATAATGCACCTCAACACCATACATCTTTAACTGTTCGTTGATTAGATCTTGAATAAGATTCTGCTCAGATTTAGCTCCTTGTTGGAAATATGGATTGAGCATAATCTTAACCTATCATATCTAATGGTGGTAATTCATAAGTATTGGACATAATTTCACGAATTCTTTCCAATTCTTTTTCACCATCATCATAAATTTGTCGTCCATTTAATTCAACACCACCAGGTAATTTAACTCCTTGAAATTTCATTAAATTCTGACCCCATTGTCGTTTAATGAGAGCAGGTATATATTTTTTTAAGAATGAATCATTCCAAACTCTAGTATAATCATTTGGATTTAAGAGTCTATAGCAATCCATAACAATAAAATCACCCTTCTCAAGACTTGACCAATCAATATCCAAATATAATCTATCTTGCCTTTGATTAAATCTTATTTGTTTTTGTGTTGTTAATGCAAATTCAATATCTTCTAGATATGTCCTAGTCATTGCATAAGTGAGTATTTCAGTAGTTCCCCAATAGTAAATATCATTTAAAAATAACTGATACTTAACACTAAACATATTATTGGTAGCAGTATTAGTACCATCAAAATGCATTATCTTATTTACGCCAATAATCTCTGGTGGAACTTGTAAATAATTACTATTCTCAAACCAATCAAAAGAAGTAGATACTCCTGCAATTGTAGCATCAGCAGTAGTAGTTACTATTCCTGCAGTATTAGTTGTACTAGCTGATTTATTTGCCTTTCCTCTATCAATATCTTGTTGGGTTACTGCATACTTCATATACATTTGAGTAACACCATCATAGTGCCTCTCATTCCAATACTGAAGTCCATCATCAATCAAATCATCAACTTGCTCATCGGCAACATTAACTTCCAAGACAGGAGCACCCAGCTGCCTTAGACAGTATTCTTTAAATGTTGATCTACTGCTTGGTTGTGACATTTACCCTACTATCCCTTGTAATATTTAGGGTGCTGATGATATACCAGAATAAACTAGAATATTACCATTAACAATATTATATATTGTTGCACCAGAACTCACCAAAACATTGTATACATACCGACCTTGTGTTATATTATTAGTATCAGTTGATCCAAGAGATATATTAAATATTCCTCCAGCAGCACTCGTAAAACCTACGGTAAATGTTGTGGTGACTCCTAGTGTTGCACCCACGGCGACGCTCTTAGACATTTGAGCAGAACCAGTCCACCCAGTAGTTGTGGCAATACCTACAGCATTTGATCCAGAAAAATCAAAAGAAGCATTTGATGTATCAGTTACATTATATGTTGCACTAAAATTAGAACCACCATAAATGGTCAAATTAGCTGCATATGGAACTCCAGCATCTGGATCAAATGTTAGATTCTTACTTGCCATTTACTAGTTCCTTTAGTAGAGATTTGATTTCCGACATTTCACCTTTTAAACTATCTAAATCATCTTTCATAGTATCAAGATCGTCACTTTTTGATTTTTTTATGCCACGTCGAGTAACATATTTATTATAATCCATAGAATTTACATTAACAATTGATCCATTTGCAGGATCTCTTGCGAGATCCTTATGACCTTCTAAATTATATAATTCATCAGACATGTTATGCTAATGCCATCACTCTAAGATCCTTCATTCTTGGAACATAAACTTGATTGGTAGAAGTCAATACGATTTTAATTCTATAATTTCTATATTGAGGTAGATCCTCTGTAACGAATCCATATTCCCTATATTGCAATTCTGAAGGAACATATCCATATCTATTGGATTTATCAACCCTAACATCTTCTTGACCGTTATTATCTTTTGGATTGATAACAGCACCTGTATTAGCATCTAAGTTTTTATATCCAGGGAATGGTGTGAAGATAGGTTCAAGTCCTTGATCATTACTAATATAATAGAATGCTCTAATATCAGCATATTCATTAATATAAGCATTTACCATTATCTTAAGTGATGTAGCAGCATTTTGTAGTTGTATTTCTTTAGAAATATACTGACATGCTGTTGGATCTCCAGTAATTGTACCAGTTCTCTTATCAGTTGCATAATTTGTAATTTCCTTATTAACTCTATTTGATGTACAAATAACACTAGTTCTTTGACCATCAATCATAGGACTCAACTTACTATTTGTCGTATTTAAGAATAATCTCAAATTCATTGATTTATTTCCTGGAACATTATTTAATCTCGCATTTTCATTAACTTGAGATCCAATTAATCTAGGAGTATCCATATAGTTACTATCATTTAAAGCAACTGGTTCATATCCATTATCAATCCAAGGAATTTCTGATCCACTCATACTTTGAGCAGTAGTAGTTCTCATTTCACCAGTAACAGTAGTTCCACGAACTGTTAAATTCTGAACCATAGGAGTAATAGTCTCAAAAGGTATATTCTGAGTTGCACGTATGTTTTTTCCACCAGTCGATTTAGTAGAACTCAAGTAACGTTTACCCCAACCACTTGTACCATCTCTAAGAGTGCCGCCTTCAGTCATATCTACTTTAAGATTGTAATAATCAAATCCTATTGGATCAGTTACATCTGCATCAGATAGTGAATGTAATTTATTGATTCTTTGTAAACTAACTCCAGAATTTTCATATTTGTAAACTGAAGCTCCTTGAACGAACTCCTGAAGAACTCCCTTAATAGCTCTTGTAGAAATACCAATAGATCCACCATTAACACTTGTGTAAGATATCACTTCACCCTGATCAGGAGAACCTATTCTTAGATATCCAAAATTAGTTGTACCAATACCAACACCCTCAAAAGTCTCAAACATACTTCCATCCTCTACTTCTACAGTACTCTCACTAACTCTAGTTAAATCAACACTTAATCTTGTAGGTCTTATATCAGAATCAACACCTTCAATACTAACGGTGTTTGGTGTAAAATACATTCCATGATTCTTATGATCAACTTTAATGTGTAAACCATCAGTTACTTCTGTGACAGAAGAAACTTGGACATCACCACCATATCCTGCATTTAATTCATTTATATTTCCTGCTGCATTGGTCAACATCACAGTTTTAGCTGCACCGACACTAAACGCACCCTGAACATCATTTACAACAAGTTCACTGGTCATACCAATAGATACAATCGATAATCTTGCATCTCTACCAACAGAATTGACACCAAGAGTTGTAAATCCAACAACATCACCTACAACATATCCACTTCCACCAGATGTGATAGTCGCTGTTCCAACTACACCATCCTTAATATAAACAGATGCAGTTGCTCCTCTTCCATGTCCAACAATAGTAACCATATTCACGCCTGTAACAGTTCTAGAACCGTCTGAAGGGGTATATCCAATACCTGTATTAGAAACGGTTAAAGTTCCATCTGCAGCACCAGCAACGCCTATAAGATGTCCACTAGCAATCTCAGATCCACTAGCATCTTGAGAAATCTTACGTCCAAGTAATAAAGAAGTGTCTGCTACGGTAGTACCGAGACCCACTCTAACTTCTCTTGATGTTACATTCAAAGAATCTCTCATTAATATAGGATCTTGACCATTTCCTATACCTAGTTTTGGATTATATAACTCCACAGATCCAGATTCTAAGAAATCTGCTCTATAAAGAGTAAACTTAAGATCCTCCCACTGACTTGGTTCCCATGTAGAAGCATTTTGTGACTTAAACAATGATCCAAGATATGGTTGATTGGAAATAAATGATTGAGTTAATATATCAGTCTCGCCTACTCTAGAAATATAAACACTATATTTCGTTGAGTTAGATGCCAATGCCATAGTATATTCTTTATTACCTTCTAAGAATACTGGTGCTTTAAATTTAATATTTGTAGCAATAGATCCGTCTGCAGAAGTAGTAATTTGATTTGGTTTAACTACAATTTCCGAGAAAGGAAGAATATGTGAAGTTGGAACACCATTTTCCATTGTTCTCAACTGGAATACCATTGGAACATCATGATCATCTTTTGACTGGAAGAATATATCACAACTAGTTGCAAATATACCACTAGCATCATTAACTAAGAATGACTGTGCAAGAGGGTCATACCAACCAATAATTGCATCTTTTTCTACTTGGGTACTTACTACCTCAGAATTTGTAATCTGTAATCCAGTAGTTTTCTCAATATATTCAGACTTAAACTCTTGTTTCTGCTCAATTCTAGCATTTCTTACAGAAATAATCTGTTCCTGAACATTTTCAATAGTTCCTGATGCAGTATAAGGTTCATCTGCAATAGTAGATGCTAAGTTTTGATTATTTTCTGCATCATTTACGAGAGTAAATACTTTAGTTCCACACTCCCATTTTGGAAGAGATTTATTTTTAGTATAATCAGGAATATACAGAGATCCTTGACAATCTGCTGATATATCAGTAATTAATCTTTTTTCAGTAACAGTTGCTACTGCTCCAGAACTTTCACCATAGAATTTCATTCCTTTTCCAATATTTCCATAAAATTCTGATTGAGATATATCAGCTAAACTATAAAGATCCAAATTCAATATAGTAGAAGTAGAAGCATATCCATTTGGCATAGGATTATTATCATATGGATTAGTTGCATAAGTTTCAGTTGGTGAATTAAAAGGACCTTCTTTATGGTTTATAACAGCAACCCTTGCACGGAATTTTTCATTTTTTCGATCAACGTGCCACATTGATCCAAAAATAGTCTCACCAACTTGGAAAGTTCCACTAGTCATACTAACTTCGACCAATTTAGCACAACAATACTTAGTTACATCTACTCCATCCAAGAATGCGTAAAGTCTAGTCTTTGGCTTCATTCTTGCAGCACTAAATCTAATATTTCTAGATCTCATAAAGGAAGCAAGATCTCTACTTACAACCCTATCTCCAACATTAATAGTATCAATTTGTTCAGTAACAGTAACTCTTGCACCAGTAGCCGTTTTCATACCAAAAGCAATTTCTTCTTCAGTAGTATGTCTTGTGGTTTCAGTAGTTAGATCACCATGAATTTTTACACCAGAACCCCAAGGACCTACTCCATTATCAAAGAACTTACCATCATGCCATCCATTAAGCATACCAGTTGTCTCTGTGGACTCGGTAGTCTTAACTACTTCCATTTTGGTACCCATCCAATTCTCTTCCCATGCATCCCAAATAGTTGGACCCATACCAGTTTGAGGATCAACATCAAATTGCTCCTCTGCTCTCTTCATAGTTTCTGCAAAATTACCTTCTTGTTCAGTAATTTTAGGTTCTAATCTAACTTGATCCATCCAAGTATCAGTTGCTGGTGTAAGTTCTATTGTTCCCTGCCAGAAACTAATAAGGAATGGAGTTACACTTTCAGATCTAGTAGCAAATGCTTGATTGATATACTCAACTTCAGTATAATCCAACATACAAATATCAGCTTCTTTTCTGACATTATTTCCTTCAATTGTTATACTATCTAAATCTTGAGTATTCTGAAGATTGTTAGTTACTGGACCAAAGATCAAATCAACAGAAGTTGTATAATGCTGTGGACGCATTTCCTTTCTTTCTCTATCAATACTATTCTTAATACCACCAGCAACATACTCTTGTGACATGAAAGTTGTAAAGTTATCTACAAATAATCCAGATTTAAACTTATTAAGTCCCTCTGCATCTGGAACGAACATATTAGCAGTATTAACTTCCAACATAGAAAGAGTAGTATAATATTCAAGACTCTTAATTCTATCCTCCAACTTCTTGATATCCTTCATTCGGAATCTCTTATGAGTATTGAAGTTAATGGTAGCTTGATCAATATTAAAGAGATAAGGAGGTAATGTGACTTTACATATCTCTAAAGCATCATCTACAGGTTCAGGTGATTGTGGTTTTTCAGCAGGATCACCATATTTTACAATAAATTCTCCCATCTTATTGATGAATATTCTATCAATTCTTCCAAGATAATATGAATAATTTATCTGCAATGCTTCATCAGCCGCTAAAATATTTGGTACATTTTGACCATCTACTTTAAAGTTTCTTCCAAAGAATTCCAATGGAGATCTAGCAGCTTCAGAAACACTATAATTCTGAACTCTAGGTCTAATATCAAGTATATCAGATGCACGATGACCATTAACAACAGGTATTTCCTTATAATTATATGAATCATAAGAATCGACAGTTATAATATCCCCACCATCAGTTGATTCGAAATATGCACTTTGGAAATATACTTTTAATCTTCTATCAGGTACTTCTGTAGTATTCTTTCTTATAATTTTTGCATAATCGTAGAAAGTAGTTTCTTGACCCAATGCCATATCAAAGGAATCGGTTACATCAAAACTGGGTTCATTTAAAGTAAGAGTAACTGCCTGTACTTGAGACTCTGAAGAAATAATTACTTCACCCTCTACAAAATCAATTCCATTTTTCTCAATATAACCAATCTTAAGGTCAGTTATCTTTTCTGTGATTATTGCAATAGCACCACTTGTTTGACCTGTTATTTTTTCACCAATTATCATTTCTGCGGTTGTAGTCGATAAACTCCTAATTGCCGTTAAAATTGCTGTGGGACATCCTGCATCATTAGTATCAGAAGATTCATATATTCCATGAATTTTAATAACATCAGGATAATTTAAAGATATCTCTTCATCCTGAACTTTAGTACCAAATGGATAATTTCCAAATGTCAACCCATCATTAGCAGTCGTTGTACCAATACCAGAAGCACCATTATTAGATTTATCAACAACAATAGAATTAACTCTATTAAGTATCTTTTTCTTTGCTACTGGTTTTGTCTTTTTAAGTGTAGCAACTAATTGAGCACCTGAATTATTAGTACCCAAATCAAAGAATTGTAACAAAGTTCCACCACCAGTAAGACTCATTTTATCTGATGTTAGAACTTCAGTAGTTCCATCAGATCTTATTAAAGTATATCTCTCATCATCAAATGGCATAAATGTTTCATTTAAACCAGACTGAACTTGTGATGTGAATTGATTATTAGTAATATCAACCTCATAAGTTTTCCTAATAACAATAAAGGAATCAGTTAAATCTACCGTTGCGTTATGCATTTTAGGTAATACGGTAAATAAATTATTATCGTCTCTTTGTGCTATCGATCCTCCAACTATTTTTACATTACTTATATCCAATTGTGCTGATGGTAATGCACCATTACATACACCTGTTACACTTGTAATTTCTTCTACAGTGATATGAGAAGATCCTACACTAACAATTCTGCTTCTAGTGGGTAATTCTGGAGCAAGTGGTGAAGAATACTGGATTAAAGAATCTTTTCTAATTAAAGTATTTGATGGGAATATATTATTAGGACTTATTATAGTACTAATACCAGAAGCACCTGATTTTGGACTAATAGTACCAATACCAATATTCAATAAAGTTGTTGGAACTACGTCTGCACTAAAAGTATTAATTCCAGTAACTCCATTATTTGTTGAATATACAGATTCTACATCATTTAAACTATATGAAGTTACAGCAACAGCAATTCTATTAATTTCTTTATCAGTATCAAATCTTAAACTTTCATTATTAATAAAGGTTCCTTGTACTTCATAACATGTCATTGCTGTTCCAGCAGATACAGCACTTCTAAGGAAAGCTGATGCTCCACTATTTTGTCCTGTAACACGAGTAGGAACAGTAAGAGTAGTTGCAGTGTTAAGTGCTATTTCAGTTGTAGTTTGAACATCATAAAGACCAAGATCCCATTGATTTACTGCACCATTAGTTAAATTATAAGATCCTGATTCCAATCTCATATCATATATTCTTGCTACACCAACTTCTTTTCCTGGAAGAGTATTTTTATCAGATCCAAGTCTTTCATCCCTCAAACTAACATAGTAAGTATTTCCTACTCCTATTGTAGGAGATCTAAAGGTATTATTTACAACTAAAGTTGGACCAGTATGATATTCTATCTGCTGATTGTTTATTGATTTAGTTGTACGTGGTTTATTACAATCTAAGAAAGAAGAATTAATAGTTTCTATCTCATAACCACGAACAAAAGCTTTACCTGGAGAAACTTGATATAAAGCTAATCCTTCTGATGGTGTAGATCCAGCTGCAGTAATTTGATTAATATTATACACACCTCTACTACCCATTCCATCATTTAAGGAATTTTTTAAAGTAATACTAAATGGTTTTACATAATAATCTCCAGATTCTGCATAGGTTCTTCTAGCAAGAATTTCAAGGAAATTATTACTATAATCATCAGCAGGTTTCTGCACAGAAGTAAGATTACCATTCTGTACCTGTGCAAGTTCAACAAAATATCCCCCACCCTGTGATGGTGCATTTACAATAGTTGTTACATTTTGAGTTACATTAGTTACATTAGTAGTTTCCTGAACAATATTTACATTTACATTAGTAACGTTAGTAACATTAGTTACTTCAGTAACATTAGTGATGTTAGTAACATCACCCTGAACGGCAACAGGAGATGTTGTATCAGCATCTACAGTAGGAGGTAATACAGGACTTGGTGTAGGTGTAGGAGCTCCTCCTCCATCATCTACATAATCACCTAAACGTTTCTTAAATAATCCAGCAGTAATCTTTAATCTATCTGCACCTGGAGCAGCATAATTATTAAATCCCTGTGAATTGTCATTTAAAGATGGATCTACATCAGCATTAATTATTTCTTCTGTAACAAATAATCCAACTCTATAATTAGACTTATTAGTATACTGATCTAATACAATTGTTTCTCTTTGTACTGTTACAAATTGCCCATGAAAGAAATAAACACCATCTTCAATTTGGAATGATGATCCAACTACTGAAGCATTAGCAGGGAATGTTGTAGCAAAAGAAGTACCTGATTCTATTGTACTATTTCCTAATAACCCTGAAAGAATAGTAACATCAGAAAATATCTCTTCACCATCTAAAAACTCTTTAGTAACATTATTACTACTATTAGATCCAACATACTGAATATAAAGAGTAAGTTGTCCTCTTTCAGATTCTGATGGTAATAATACTCTATCAACAACTGCTGTTACTCCAGACTGAACTCCTGTAATTGTTGCTCCAACTACTTGATCAATATATGCCTCAACAGGAACTCCTTGGTAATTATTATTAAGCTGAACACCATAATATAATTGATTATATCCAATATTTCCTGGAATTACTTTTGCACCTTCTTTAAAAAAGTGTTTACCAAACTTTTCAATCTGATTCTGTAGAATAGATTGTAAGGTAGTTAATTCTCTCGCTTGTACTGGGTATCCAGGTTTAAACAGGACTTTTGCAAAATCGTCATCTGCCTGAAAGTCGTCAAAATATGGCGATACGTTAAGATTTGTTGATACTGGCATAGTCCTTTAAAATTGCAAAACGACTTTAATGTCTTCTTTTTGGTTCACAGACCTGATAATTGCAGGTCTATTATCAACATATATTATACTTCCTGAATACTTTTTAACTTCAGGACCAGATAAACCGTTGGTAAAATCTTGACCAAGGTAATATGTTTTACTATTTATTGATGTAGAGATACCAGAAAATGCGGTAGCAATTGCCAAATTAGACCCAGTTGATGGTACAATAGTTAAATTACCATCTCCAGTTGGGGCATTAGTAAAACCATTTAAATTAAATCCCCATGTTGGGTTAGTTTGTGCAGTTCCAACAGTATTAAATCCCGCAAGAGTTCTATCTCGCCAATACTTTAATACCCCAGTAACAGGATCATAATTTACAACTCTTCCAACTGCAGTAGTACCAGTAGCAATAGTTTGCTCAAAATAAGAATCAGCAGTGAATGTTGCTGTACTATAACCAGTTCCCGTCAATCTAATAGCACCTAAAACACTTGCTTTATCAACAGTTAAAAGTGCTTGTCCAGTTGATAATGGATTCTCACAAATACCAACTCTAGCAACTTGGTTTCCTGTTATAAAATCGGGATTTTCTACATCATTTTCAATTCTAGAATACATCATAACATTCATGGCACCCAATTCCTGATAGATATCAGAACCATGTCCTCCTTGAGGAGGTACAATCACATCAAATTTTGGTATACTAGTTCCTGTAGGAACTCCACCCGCAATTAAGTCTACATTACCGTATGTATATCCAGAACCTTGACTAGAAACAGTTACTGTATCAACTTGTTGGTCTGCATCGACAATTATAGTACATTCAGCACCATCACCATCACCCCTAATAGGAACCTTTGTATAAGTTCTATTTGCGGTTCCAATACCAATACCACGATCAGTAACAGTTACAATTTTAATGGATCCATCTACTGCATTATTTCTTATAGGAGCATTAAGTGCGCTAGTATTCCATTCTACAGGAACAGGAATAAAATCAGTAGATTGGAATTTAATAATATCAGTAGGTTTAATAGTAAAAAGATATTTCCAAATATATCCATCACCACTACTTCCAGCAGCTCTTGGTTCTAAATCAGTAAATAACGGTTGATCTAATGAAGGTCTGCCATTTGGATTATCAGGATTTGTACCATTCTGAAGACATTCATAAACCCTATAATCTTCATTAAGAACAAAATATGTTGCAGAATATAAGTTAGTGGCACCAGAAACCTTTGCAGGATTGGATCTACTAATATCTCCACGATACATATCATATGTTGTTCCTGATGACCATTCTCTCTTTGGAACAACCTGTCTAACATCGTCTGCATTAATTTTCTTTAATGCAATCATAGTATCCCAATAGTCATTCTGCTCCGAGAAATTATCTTTAGGAGATGGTGGACTTGTATCCCAATCAGATTGAATGTCTGTAGGGTTTGGAAGTCCTACAAATGAATAATACGATTTAGTTGCAGTAGCTACACCAGCAACAAAATTTGACGCATTCAATATTCTAATTTGGTCAGTTATAATTGCAGACATTATATTTGACAGTTATTTTTCTTTATTTATTAAAGATTATGACGTATAGTTTTTATATTTCAGAGGTTTAAACCTTTGAACTATAGCAGAAGTGTGTATACCAGTAGCAGGGGCAATAGTAACGATTCCAACTGGACGACCTACTCCTGCATAATTACCAGATACATAACTACTTTGAGCAACTCCAATTCCACCTTGATTGTATGCTTGGAATGAATTAATACCAGCTCTCGAAGGTAAAGTAATTAATCCCCAACTATAATCACCATAGAAATCAGAAGTTCTAACCCCAACAGTTCCATACCATCCAGATGGAGTTGATCCAACTCCTACTGTAACCCTTCTAACATATGTAGACACACCAGAAACTGATGTTGATATGCTGACAGCAGCAGTTACTTTATAAACAGTATCAACAAAGTGAGTTGCTATTCCAAGTGTACTGGAACCATCTAAGGAAATCATAGATGTGGTTGCAACACCAACATTAGAGTTATTAACAACAAAGTAATCACCACTAGCCAAAGAACTAAGACTTACTGCGGTTGCAACACGAGTGGTATTTCTCAATTCAGAATCATATGGAATATGAAGATCAAACATAATTTGATTGCTAGTAGTAGTTCCAAATCCAACAATTACACCATTATCACCTTCATAACTGTTTATTGAATTAACTTCATCAACTACCGCAGGAGGAGAAATAAGAACTTGTGGAGGACTATCAGTTGTATATCCATAACCAGGATTTGTAATAGCAATACCAGTTATAGTTCCAGCAGCACCAATTGTAACTGATGCAAAAGCAGTTGTGGTCGTACCAATACCAACACCACCCATCATAGTATTACCAATACTTACCGTTGCAGTACTATATCCAGCACCACCATCAGATATTACAACAGAAGATATAGTTCCAAGACCAGAAACTACAGCAGTTGCAGCAGCACCTGTCTTATTCTCTTGACCAATGAAAGCAATCTTATCTTGGAAATTAAGACTAATACCACTTTCATTATCAGGATCAAAGAATGGTCTAATATTATCTACATAAATTTCAGTTGATCCAATTCCAACGGTCTTAATAACATAAGCAGCAGGGTAAATGGTTGGTTCATAAATTTCTCTATCCTTACCAACTTCTTTATCATTAATAATTCTATCTTCAGTTTGACGAACCCAAACAACAGGTCTTAAAAGGGCTTCATCTTGAGTATTACCAGGACCAAAGTATGGAGTTGTAGTAATAGTATCCGTAGAATCAACTCTTGCCGTTTCTCTTTCTTCTTCTTGCATATAACTAAATTGACCCTCAATACCAGGATCCCATCCAATAATAATATCGTCACCTGGTTTAACTGTCTCAAGTACTTCTACATCATTAACATCAATGGTAGAAGTTCCTTTATAGAACATAATCTTACAAGTATCACCTTCTTTAGGTGCTTCTGTAAATCTTAATAAACTTCCACCTTCAGAACCTACTAAAACTTCTTCTACTGTTGCAGGACCAGTTACCTTGTAGATATATTCAGGTGATCCAAACTTATATGCTTTACCTGGAATCTGAAGTACATCATTAACAAATACAAGAAGACAATCTTGTACAATAATCTTAGATCCTTTAGCAGATAATATTGAAAGAACAGCACCATTTTTCTTTAATTGGAATGTAGTGGTACTACCATCAAATAGATCTTCTATCTTATCAATCATATCTAATTCACCAAAGTTCCATGCAGTCATTGCATCATTAAATACTTTATCAATTG